GATTTCTGCAGGGGAAAGCGTACCAGCAGCGGCAGGAGTCACTGATTTTATGGTGGCTTCAATTATTTCAGATATTAGCATGGTAATATTTATAAAAGAAAAGCCCGGATTGCTCCGGGCTTTTCATTTCGTTTAAGGCAATCATTGACGCAAAAAACATCAATGATTTTAATAACTTAAAGGAATTTTAGATGGGCGGTATTGATTCCGATACCAGCGAGGTAGTCAGCAGCGTTACCCAAGCTGCTTGCTGTGTTGTTAAGCTCCAGATAACCATAACGTGTCATGAAGCTCACAACTGGCTCGAAGGTGGACGGATCAATGATGACGCCTGAGCTTGTTAGCGGAACATATGGGCAGTAATAAGCTGCGGCATCGATCTCGCCTGGGCCCTTGTAACCAACAAGAACGTTTGTGTCATCAGCAGCATACTGGTCAACATAGACGCGCATGCTGTTGTTTAGGGTTCCAACAAACTTGGTGTTGGTTGGAGCCTCGAATGTGCCTTCAGTTGTACGTGCAAAAGCCGATGTTGTTGCACTCTGCAGGATGGTAAGAGCGGTTGGGGAAACCACAACCCAGTTACCAGCACCACGACGTGTACGAGCAGCGATCAGGTTAGCACCACGGTTGATGAGCACCGCAAGAGCAGCATGCTCGTCACCAACGTATGTAGCAGTACCGGAAACGGCACCCTGGTCATATGTTAGTGTTGTACCAGCAAGTGTACGCAGGCTGACGAGGATTTCCTGGTCAATTTCAGCGGTTATTTCCTGGGCCAAAGCAGCCATGATTTCTGCTTCAATGTCGATACCCTGCTGTGCCTGTGCATCCTGTGCAGCTTCAAAGGTCCAACGAGCCGACAGCTTACGTGTCTTGGCTTCAACTGTTTCCTTGAGGATCTGGATGTTCAAGCGCTTACCAGCAGTTCCTTCGAGCACGCTTACTGGAGCAGCAGCTGGATAGGTGCTGTTACCGTTACCAGAATAGAAACGTGCGATATCGAATGGGCTGAGGGCTTCGCTACCTGCAACCACTGGAGTTGGTGTACCGAAGGTGTCAGCGTAACGAACGCGGAGTGTGTGGATCTGTCCAACCGGACCGCTCATTGGCTGAACACCGACGATCTCGTTGGCGATAACCGTTGGCATAACACGACGGATCACCGGAAGGATAACCTTGTTGAGCGTGGCAACGTTACCAGCGCTGGTTGCGCCTGGAGTTGCACTTTCAAAAAGTATTCCACTCTTTGACTGTAGGTCCTTGCGTGTGTTTTCTAGGACAACTTCCATGACCTTCTTGCGATTGCCGGTTAGACCTTCGCAGAGGGCGGTCTTTGTGGCCGTCCAATGTGTCTCAAATAAGTTCTTTGACATTTTAATTTAGCTCCTTAATTTTTGATACCTGCGAGGTGAAGGAGTTTTCCAAGGCCGACATCGTCCTGGGTTTCTTCAATCACTGCTTGGGCGAGTTTGTTGTTGCTTCTGTCACCGGTAACGGCTACAGACTTTGGTCGGGCGGTTTCAGCAAGGTTAACCTTGGTCTGCGAACCTTGTGCGCCGTTTACCACGGCTGGCAGATAACGTGTAAAAGCTTCCTTCAAGCTCTGTGTCTTGACATCTCTCAACATATCTTCCATTACGGCCTTCTTATCGCGTGACAGCGGGACGAGAAGCTCTTTGAGAGTTTCTTCACGCAGTATGCGATCCTGAGCAGCACGAACCTTTGCATTGGCAGCCTCTACAAGCTTCTTTTGCTCGTTGATTTTTGCCTGTGCATCGGACAATGCGGCCTTTTGCTCCTGAAGCTGACGACTGAGCTTTTTGACTTCACTACCCTCTGATAGGTAGCTGGCCATATATTCCGCTGCCACGGCTTCAAAGATGCGACGTCCGAAGTTGTTCTGACGAGCAACCTTGATGTCATCTCTCCACTGCACAAGCTCGCTTTTGATCACCTCGTTGAGTGTCTTGTCGACGGCTACAACGGCGCGATTAATAAACTTCGTCTGTGCTTCGGTGATTTTCTTTTTGCCTTCCTGTGCCAGCTTCACACGTTGCTCAACCAATGCTTTTTTATCAGCGTGGAATTCAGCTATTTCCTCGCTTAGCTGTTTGAGAACGAATCCTTCTAGCTTGTTAACGCGAGTAACTAGCTCGCGCTTGCTGCTTTCCTTGACTGTTTGCAGTTCCTTTGCCATTTCACGACGCTGTGCGGTGAGGGTCTTGCGATCCTCAACAAACTCGGCAATTTCTTCCTTGAGCTGCTTAGCCACGAATGAGTTTAGCATCTTTGCATGCTCAACCATTTTTGACTTGTACATGTTCTTGGCTTCTAGTGTTGCCTGGCTTAACTTAGCGCGCTGTCTAATTGTTGCGGCACGATCCTCCGCAAATTCATTCAGCTCACTACGAATGGTATCGTCCAGCATCTTGTCTATGGCTTCAACGAGCTTTGCCTTATCGTTTGTATAACGAACGGCGTAGTCTTCCTGGAGCTTCTGCTCCGCGGCTTTCACCTTGTTGTTAAAGGCCTCCTGTAGAGCAGTCTTGACGTCTTCGCCAAGCACTTCATTTTCCAGGAGATCTTTTATTTCCTTTTCCATAGGCCACTACTCCTTAAATAAGTTTCAACTCATCGACCCAGCTAAGTAGAATCTTCTTCAGGTGCTTTTGTGCAACTGCGTCATGTTTCATGCTTTCTGCCAGTTCATGAATCTTGTAGCCGTGCTTGCGGTTCATGATTGCCTCATACATTGGTGTAGGGTAAGCATTTGGCGCGCTTGGCTTTGCCACTATGTCAACGGTCAACATATCAAAATCAGATACCCGACCATTATCGTCAACGTTACCTGAACCACGAGAGCTAACACCTAGTTTAACTCCACAGTCCAATAACGTTTTTACGATGTTACCGCAAGGTGTAGGAAGTATTTGCAACTTACCATACCCATTAGCACCATCCATCCACATCTCGGTAATCTTGTGGCTGACCCGATCTAGATGTATTTGTAGTTCTTGTGGGTGATCACATTCTCCTAGAACACCCGAATCGCTTCTTATTGCTTCTCTTATGTTTTCAACTGCCTTGCGTATTTCATTTACTGGATACACACGGCCATTGTGATTGCGAAGGTCACCTTGTATGAAGATGCCTTTCATGTAGACTTTTTTATCGCCACCTGGAGTGGCCGCGTCCTCAAGGATGACCTCAGCTTTCGCTGTATCATAGTTAAGTTGCTCAATTAGTATTCCATGGTTCGCCATATTTGTTTTGCCTTGTCGGTAGACACCGTTATGGTAATATTTAATAAGTTATTGCAGATAGTTGGTTTTTAGGTCCAATAATCACCAAAAAGGGCTGGTGATTAATTCACCAGCCCTTTTTCGTACTCATATATTACTTAAGGTTGTCGCCGCCTTTACTTAGTGGGCTCATCTTGCCAACCGTGTCTGCACCAAACTGCTTGGCAGTTGTATTGAGTGCTGCGTTTGGCTTATTGCCTTCCTTGTTTTCACGTGACATGCCGTTAGCATATGACTTACGACGATTGTCGGCCTTCATGTCTGGATCGGCTATCTTCATGGCATCCATTGTATGCTTTGGAGCGTTTTCTAGCTCATAACCCTTGTGGTCTGGACCGGCACCAATGTCAACTGGCTTTGCACCAAAACGTGTTGTCTGGCTTGGAGGAGTTGGGCTGCGTGCATCATTGCCATCGCTCATGCCGCTTGAAGCTGCACCAACGTCCTTGGCAGGAACGCTTTTTTCCATGTTCTTGGTTACAACTTCAAGATCAAGGCTCTCAGCAATGTCATCGAAGTCTTCGTCCATTTCCCAGGACTCTTCTTCATCCTCATCGCCCTCATCGTCGCCTTCATCCTCGCCTTCGCCGTGCTCTTCGGCTTCCAGCTTTTCAAATTCAGCCTTTAGCTCAGCCAGCGCTGTTTCAAGATCGCTCATTTTGCCCATGATTGCTTCATGGTCTTCATGATCTTCGCCGTCATCCATTGGCATATCATCGCTGACGTCCATGTCCATTTCGTCGCCATCAACATCCAATGACAATTCATCCTCATCATCGGTGGTGGCCTTGAATTCGTCAAGGTTATCCTCGTTCATGGTCTCTTCGAAATCAATTTCGTTTTCCATGGCACGGATTTGTGCATCAACGGCTTCGCTGTGTGCATCCTGACCGCGTGCGTTTACCGCATTGCGGAAGTCCTTGCCTTCGTCGCCGCTACCGCCGATATCTTCTTCCATATCGTCGTCGTGGCTCATCATCTCTTCATGGATAGCACGGGCCTTTTCAATAAATACCTGGTGAAGAAGTTCCTTGGCCTTCTCATCATCGTTCTTGATAAGATATTCAAGAACTTTGGTTAGCTTTGAATTGTTAATCATTTTGTAGCTCCTTTGTCAAAAGTGTGGGACAGACTCGGATTTATTTAATCAAAATTAATAGATCACTGTTTATCAATGTAAAAAATACCAAATTTGGCTAAATTTAGGTTAAAACCCGAGATTAATGATGTAAACGGTTGTGCCCAACGGTGCGAGATTTGGGGTTGTTAAGGTCCCTCCACCAGGTAATGTAATCACCTGGCCGTTGCACAACGCCCAGCCTGTTGGAATCAATCCTGGGTTGTTCCACAGAATTATTCCTTGCTGTGGTATCGCGTTGTTGTTATTGGCGCTTATGACCAGTCCGTTGGCACCAACCTGTACGTTGCTGTAAAATCCTGGCATTACATTGGATTGGGTGTTGATGAACACATTTGCCGTCCATGTTGCACCATTAGCCACCGTGTTGCCATTTACATCGCCTATGAAGTTGATGATCGAAGGTGGTACATATCCTAGTGCGGTCGTAACGTCCGTATTAACAAGTGCCGTAGCATCAGTTACGATGCCGTTTGAATTTACATAGACATTGGTAAACCAGCTTGGAATGGAAGTTACATTTGCGTTTGAAATAACTTGACCTTGTAGGGCATCAATTAGCGTGGTTTCTATCACCGCATTGCTGCTACCGTCAAACACCACGTTGCCCTGCGCAGATCCTGTTAGTGATATGTTTCTTCCGGTGGCCAATACATTTGCAGATGTTGCCGTACCTACAAACTGATAACCGTGTGGATCCGTGGCAAGGGTTATGCCAGGTGCGATGCCAGCAGGAAACCTTGTTTGGAATGGATAATTTGTATCACCAATCGTTGCATAGAGTGGCAGATCAGCCGGCGACAGTGCAAAATGACTTAAAGCGCTTACTATAAGGCCAGCACTAAACGATACCATGACCTCTACTTGCGGATTTACTGCTGTTATCAGTACCTGCGCTGTGCCTGCATCGCCATCAAACGGCGGCGATAAAACCTGCCATTCGGCTCCATCATAAAAATTCATAACCGATGTGATTGAATTGTACCAAATTTGTCCTTGTATCGGACTGGCCGGTGGTGTGCTGCTGCTGAAATTTTGGAGGAGATAGATGAAATTTTCATTCATTACCAGCCCAAAATTTACGCTATTTTGCCCAATTAATCCTAGGCTTGTGGTTGTTGTGTTGATCGTGCTGTTTGGTACGCTGACCAGAAAGCTACCATCATAGTTTAATATATTGTATGGCATTAGAACGCGGGTCCTCCAGTAACTGCACCTTCTTCTCCGGAACCGCCATAGATGATTTCAAGAAAATCACCGCGCATAAGTTCTTCCAAATCTTTTGCCGCTCTCATTTTTTTTAACCGATTTAGGTGTGTTAGGGTAATGGTGGGCTTGCGCGAGTCATCCGTTTGTCGCTGCATTATCCTATCGTTGTCGTTGTCTCTGTATGATGGATCTATTTCATTGGCATTCATTGCGGTGTTCCTCGTACAGTATTTATTGTCCAGGTGCAGGGCCCAACGCCCCCGTTGCAGCTTCCCCTCCAGGGGTTGCCACCGCACCGCCTGTTTCAGTTGGCGCCGGGGCTTCTTCAGCTGGCAGCTCTTGTCCAGGTACTTGGGTTTCATTGTTACCCTGCGGACGAATTCCTACGTTTTGTAGGCCAGGCTGGTCTTCGCTGCCTATCTGCACACCGATCTTATCCTTGACCTTTTTGGCGTTTTCCTCTTTCCAGAGTTTTTCGTTTTCAAGTATGTCCTCGTCCGTCCAGTTTAGATATCTCTTCAGCGCAAATCTCTTGCTGATATATTTTGCTGCTTCTGTTTGTATCAAGCTTGAGAAAACCGTGATTTGCTCCGCGTCAAGTGCCATTTGTCTATACTGGCTAAAGCTTTGCGGTTCCCACATTTGCAATTCAAACGTATCGCTTTCAATTTCAATACCCCTTGACTTGACATAGAGCTTGAATTCCTTATCAAGCACAGGAGCCATGAGATTCTGCAAACGCTGGCAAACCTTGGCAAATCTAAATTCCTGTACATATGCTGTGCCTACCTTGCCATCCGTGTAAGCGGTTGTGCCGTCTTCTGGGCCCGTTGGTAGATAGCTGCTGGGTATTCCAAGACCGCGGATCATCTTGTTGTTGAAATATTTCAGGTCGTCGATCTGTCCAAGATTCTCTCCTCCGGGCAGTGTTTCAATCTTGGTACCCTTACCTTCGCTGTTGGTGGCAAGGAAGAAATCCTCATTTATGGCTATTGGGCTGTAGGCAGCATCAAGTATACTATTGCATACGAACACGCCAGATTGCGTGGCAAAATTATGAAAATCATGATAAATTTCATTGCCATCGACGGTGATAGTTCCGGTGTCCATAGTTTCATCTAACCATTCTATAGCAACAACTTTATGATTATACTGCGATGCTTTATTTTTGAAATCTGTCCATCCTTTATATCCAAATGAAGTCAGCATGGTATTTACGGTACTACTTGTTATTTTTGTAATTTTTGCATTACCACGTTTATGCTTATTTTCATCTATCAATAAATCAAAAAATTCCTTATTAGCATTCAATACATCTGGTAATTTTGATTTTGTAAGATTTTTATCTTGTTTAACCATGTCAGACAAAATAGATATGTGTCGTTGATTAAACGCTATTTTTAGAGATTTTTTTTGAATGTTATAGCCAAATGATTTTGTAAAAGCTGACCATGATTTATAACCAAACGATTTGACTAATTTGGTTATGGTATCTTTTGAAAATTTATCACAATTAATTTTATTGAGCATTCCTTCTCTAGGCATGTTCAGTAATTTATAATGTTTCATAAACTCTTTATCATCTGACAATGCAATACATACTGCCTCTATATTAGATCCAACGTATGAGACCATCTCTATACATTTTGATAACATAAATTCATCAAATGAATTTGCCTGATTTTGAAACTTTCCTTCCGGATGTAATTTCAAATATTGAGTTCTATATTCAGATTTCTTTTTGATAAATTCTGCATAAGTTGACGATGTTTTCAAACGCTGCCAGTGAACAACCGCTGCTTTCGACATCTTTTCTCGTATCGATGGGTTGTTTTTGTGTGCCAGTTTGATACTATTTGATAGTTTCACACCAAGTTCTAAATTATTTGCATATGCTGCTCTGACAGCTTTGGCATTCTTTTGTCTGTGTTCAAACTGTTGCTCAACAGTTAACGAATTCCACCATTCAGAATACTTGTTTGCGTGCAATTTAAAATGATCTGCGCCGTTCATGAATGCTAAATTTTCTGGAGAATTATTATATTTGTTGTAATCTATATGATGAATAACTGATTTACGTTCATCAACAAAACGTCGGTCATATACTAACTCATTGTGCAAATTGATTAACTTAAAGTAATTTGCAACCATACGATGGGTAAATTCCCATTTTTTTGAAGCATGATTGAATAGTTGGTGATATTGCGGATCATCACTATTGCGGTTTTCATTTATTGATTCATATCTAGTTCCAAAGCTGATCAAGCTATCTTTGTTTATTTCAATATCTTTTGCTTGAATATTACCTTTACCCATAATTGGAATTTTATGGTCTGGTGTAACAATCAAAGTTTGACCGTTGTCCAGTGTTAGTTTTATAACTTGTGTATGCGTTCTAGTCACACCTGCCCACGAAATCAATCCTGGAACAATTTGACCAGTTTTAACATCAACTGAATATACCCAATTTGTTGCGCCATTATTAAACTCGGTGATCAATTGAGATAATTTTAAAGATCTACCATCAAGTAATGGTACTATTGTATCCAAATCAAGACATTGTCCGCCCCCGGTTCTATTAGGTATTCTGCGTTGATATATTTCATTTTTCATTCGCTCTATGACCTGCTGGGCCCTGGGTCCGCTTAGGCTTCCGGTATCTATGTAAAACACGCGGCGTTCTGGGGCCCTGACAACTCGATAGATCAGGATACAGTCCTCGAGCAGATCCTTCTGCTTGTATACCTTGTAGATGCTTTCCAGTATGCTGGTACCAAACGGCCACTGGCTATCCATGCCTTCGCTTAGGCTGAGATGTACGACATGCGTTGCATCAACGGCTAATTGGTTTGGTTGCAAATCAAATCGGCTTGTTCTGCTGCCTGGACTGCTGCCAATGCCATAGTTGATGGTTCCTGCGCCAGCCGCAGGGTTGCTGCTGCGAGGATAACCTCCAGGAAAGCTATAGTTGTCGTGTATCAACATGTTGCTGCCAACCAATGTGGTGAGATTTAGATCAAGGTCCTTGATAACATATTGTTCAGCGCTCTTGCCCTTGTCTTCGTTGACGATAATCTTTTCCACCTTGGTAGGATCAATCCAGATGAGCTTGAACGTTTCAGGATCCCTTACGAAAATCTGATCGCCATATTTTAGGGTATTCCTGAATGCTCGCCATAAACGTTGCTGCCATCTATTCAGCTTGCACCATTGCTTGAGCATGCCCTTGAGGATTTTTATCTCTGTTTCCGTCATTGTATCGTTGTATATAAGCTGGAAAGGGTCGTCTTTTACCTCATAGTTCTGTACGGAATAATCCGCTAGAACATCAAGGCCTTTGCTTATTTCACTGTCAAGGTCCATTTGTTCATATTGAACATAGCGTTCGACCCGATTTGGAGCTCCGCTATAAACTTCCGGCAGATAGCTTGCATACTTTGCACCTGAACCCGCTCCTGAACCACCAGATCCACCCGATCCGGAATGTTGGCTTAATTTTTGATTTAAACGTGTTTGGCTAGGTACTGCCGAAAAATATTTCTTCCAAGACGCCATTATGAAACTACCCTTGTTATATGGTGTTATTTACCATGCATTTATGCAGGTTGTATTTAATAAACAGTTCCGCTGGCGTTGTTTATTGCAGATGACACGCTGCTAAACCCATCCGTTTCAACGGAGATAAGCTTTTGAGTGTTTGCATTTGCGATCGTAAGCAGTTCAATCATCTTATCAAATTGGCCTATTGTTTTGGCATAGTAGTCGGTGGTAGCCGAATCTATCGCTGCTGCAACAGATGGTGTTGGTGAAGCAGCAGGTACAACAATAGGTGAACCTGACCCAAATATCGCTGCATTTAGGTCATGTAGCTGGTTAATCCCTGTTAGATCGAGATCACTTATGGCATTGATTGCGTTGACACCTCTAATGATGACGTTTTCGCTATCGGCAAATCGTTGAAAAACACTGACAAATCCATCAATATTCTTAAGTGTACGTGTGGTGTTACCAAAATCACCAAACATTTCGTTAAGCTTGCTTATGGCTGTCAGCTTGTCCATGTTTATATTGATAGAAAATAAGGCTGCTAGTGTTCCTATGCCACCTATGATTTTTTCCTTGGCCTGACCAAATATTTCAAATAATTTTGTAAAACCATCTATATAACTAGGATCAACGGTGGCTTTAAACATTTTCCCAATGCCTGTTGATGAAAACATATCCAGCAATTGTGCAAAGGAATCAATTTTCTCCTTTGATACTGAAATATCCATTAAAGCCTGCAGGGCATTGCTGCCAGAAATTATCCTATCCTCGCCCTTGGCAAGCTCTGCAAACATTTTCACAAATCCTGCAACATAGTCAGGATCAGCCGTGGCTTTGAACAGGCTGCCAAACCAAGTGGAGCTGAACATATCTGCAAGCATGTTCAATCCCGATACCTTATCCGATGTTATTTTTATTGAAAACATGGCAGCAAGGCTTCCAGCACCTGAGATTATTTGCTCCCTGCCTCGGCCAAGTGCTGCAAACATTCCGGTAAACTTACTGACCAATCCTGGATCGATTTCGCTGTGGAACATGCGATATAGCCAGCCGCCTAGATTGCCCGCACCTTTGCTGAACATTTCGCTTAAAACCTTGAAGCCTTTTACCTTGTCTTCTGTTATATCATTGTCGCCTATTGCCCGCAATGCATTGGAACCTTTTATGATATCTTCCTCGCCATTACCAAGCAATGCAAACATATTTGTAAAATTGATTATCTTGCCATAATCAATCGTGCTGTTGAAAAGATTGTGCAATGCGCCACCTGCTGCTCCGCCATAAGAACTAAACATGTCAGTTAATCTTGCAATACCAGCCATTTTATCAGATGATAGATTGATGGTACCAAGTGCTGCAACCGTGCCGGCACCTTTTATTATGTCCTCTTTTGCATCACCGAGTTGCTTAAATATCTTTGCAAATTCAGCAATTGCTCCACTATCAGCTGTCATGTTCATGAATGGCAAATCAAATGTCATGACGCTAGCGATCATTCGCAATCCCTTGGCTGTTTTTTCCAGTGCTCCTCCATCAATGCCTGCGATTTTTCCAATGCTCTCAACCATGCCGTTGATTGCAGCCGGTCCAGAATTTTGAACGGCCGTTGCAATACCTTCACCAATGCGTTCAATCGCATTGGCCATGACCTTTGAGCCTATCCATATAAAGGGTGCAGCCGCAGCAGCAGCGGAGAGTGCTATTGTTAACTCGCCAATGGCCGGTCCTGCTGCCAAAAGTGTTGCCCAGCTAACACCGCGCAAGGATGCAAATATGGTTCCTATTGCCGTACCAAATGCGGTTATGGCAGGAGCGGCCAAATTCATGGCATATGCAAAAGGTATCATTGCAGCACCAAACCCTGCTAGCAGCAGCTCGGCGATGCCAATGTCGACAACATTGGCTGCAAGTATGGCCGAAGTCGCTGCAACGGCCGTTGCAAATGTTTCCATACCAAGACCGGCGGCAACCATCACCACGCCCGCTTTGGCCAGGCTGCTCCAGGATACGTCGTTAAATTCCTTCATGGCCTTGGCAAAGAGATACAGATCGCCTGCCAACCCTGCTATTGCAAGGGCACCTAAGAGCACCCGAGGACTGCCAAAAGCTTCCACACCTTGCGCGATTTCCTTAAGAAGAGAGCCTGCGTATTTTGGTACCCCTCCTAATGCTTTTCCAGCACCTCCTAGCATGCTGCCCATACCTTTGGTGGCCGCACCAGGAAGCTCACCTAGGGCCTTACCTGCTCCTGTAAGTGCGCCTAATCCAGACGAGGCCAGGCGTTTACCCACACGCATGAGGCCGCCTATGCCCTTGCTGGAATACATGACCGCTAAAACGGTAGGAACCGCTGCGGTTACTATTTCTGCTATCGTACCTGTGGCGCCACCACCACTTATAACACCCGTGATTTTATTAACAAAGCCTGCCAAAGTTTCAAATGCGTAAGATACCATATCAACCGCGGGCAAGATTATATTGCTTAGGGAAACCGCAAGCTTGTCAAAGGCGTTGCCAAATCTTGCAAATGCAGCAGTAACCCTGTTATTAACCGCTAGCGCACGTTCCGCCTCCGCCTTCCTTTGTTTTTCGTCATCAATCTCAGCATCGGTCATTTTTGATCGACGTTGCTGTGTTTCAGTAGCTTGGCGCGAAGCTTGGCTTAGTTCCGTGAGTTTTGCCGCAGCCTCTGGATATGTATTGGCCAGTTGTGCCAATTTCTGTCTGGTTTCTGGAGAATCTAATAGTTCAGCCATCCGCTCGGCAGCACCTGGTATGTTATTGCTGGCATCCCGGAAAGCATCACCTAATCCGCCAATGCGGGTTATAATGGTGGCCATGTCACCTGGTAGGGTTCCAAAGCTGCCGTGGGCAAGACGTATTTGGGCAATCATGGATCCAAGTTCTGGCGCAACTTTATCACCAAATGTAGCACTAACATCAGCGAGGGTTTTATTAAATTGTGCAGCGTCCTCTGGATTCATCGCCCTAAGCAATATATCAATGTTGGGCAGCTTCGCCATGGCATTGGTTGTTTTGATTATTTCTTCCCTGTTTCTTCCTGTAGCCTGTGCTAGTTCGTTGTAGGAATTTAAAAGATCCTTGCCTGTTTTGACTATGCTGTCATTGCTACGACCAACAAGCTGCCCACTGCTTCGCATCATTTCAATCGTTTGCATGAATGAATCGCTTGCTTCCTGCTGTGTCATCATTAAATCTGCACCCAGGTTGGTCTGTTGCAGGAACATGGCATTCAACTTGCTGATCCTATCAACTCCCAGTGTGGCGGCTGCCGCTCCGTAATTTGTTAATATCTTACCAAATTCTGTAACACTAAGTCCTGCGGCGCTGGCAGCATCAGCCATGCCTTGCATACCACCCCTGAATATCAGGCCTGTTGCATAGAGGCTTTCCGTTGTTTTTGTGAGTAGTTCCAGTTTTTCGTAATAAATTCCTAGTTCTGCAACGGTGGCCCCAAGTCCAGTCACCAACGCTGATACGGTCGGATTCATTTCGGAGAATAGTTTGCCTATCTGACCAACTTGGCTGCCTAGGCTTCCAAACAGCGTTTTGGCATCGGCGGCCCGTGTTAATGATGCAAGTCCGCTGGATATCTCCAAACCAACATCACGCAATGCTTGGCGATTTAATTTACCGCTCTCGTCAAAAATCTTGGGAACATGCTCAAGTGTCTTGCGGACCTTGCTTCCTGAATCTCGAGCAGCTTCATCGGCGGTTTTGATGGCCTCCTTTATGGCTTCTTCGTTTACACCTAACTTGGTTCCCAATAGGTCCAATAGCTTGGCGCTTGCTCCTGAGCTAGCGGCTATTTTCTTGAGCGTATCTTCACGTGCCCACTGGGCCGCCTGCTTGTCAACAATGGCGACAGTTGCTCCGTTGATGTCTTTAGGGTCAGCCATATCTTTCTTTCAGGTTAAAATTAACCACCAAGTTAATAGTGGTAAATAACGATATAGCTATTTATTGAGGTCAAAATGACTACAAATCCGTTACAACAATTTTTCAGGCAGCCATCGGTTTATCTCCGTCTTCCTACCAACGGGCGCTGGTACACAAACGATATGGTGGAAATGACGGAAGATAGAGAATTAGCTGTTTATCCGTTATCGGCTATGAATGACATCATGTTGAACACACCTGATGCCATGTTAAATGGCCAGGCACTTGAAAATGTCATTCGAGACTGCGCACCTGGTATCAAAAATGTCAAGAAATTTATGCTACCAGATCTGGAAGCACTATTCCTCGCCATTAAATCGGCGAGCAACGGCGGCAAGATGGATATTGATCGTAAGTGTGCAAAATGCAATGCTGAAAACACCTACGAGTTGAACTGCCAGCATTTGCTGGATTCTGCTACAAGCCTAAACGACAGTGATCTGACGATTAGGTTTGGCGACGATTTGATTGTATACGTCACACCGTATGATTTTGAGATGCGTCAGCTGTTCATGAAACGAGAATTTGAGGAAGAAAAATTATTCCGTAATATCACAGCACAGGGCGATGCCATTGACGAAATAACCAAAGCCAGCATGATGGCAGAAAGCGTCGAAAGATTAAGCAAGGTTACCTTTAACCTTGTCAGTCGAAGCATTGAAAAAATACTTATGGTAAAAAGCAATACGGTCGTCACCGATCGAGACCATATAAATGAATGGCTGGTAGGAATCACCAAATCTCAAGCTGAAATGGTAATGGAAGCGGTCGACAAGGTTAACAAAGTTGGCATCACGAAAGCTTTAACGATCACCTGCAACAGTTGTGGACACAGCTGGGAGGACGCGCTGTCGTTTGATCCAGCAAGTTTTTTCGGCAAACGCTCTTAACGGGCGATCCTGAATTAATCACAAAGATGCTGGAGGTAATGGAAACCAATCGCAAGGCCATTGAACACGAGCTTGCCATGTTATCATTTTACATGCAAGGTGGTTTAGGTTTCAACGAAGCTCACATGCTAAGCGCGGATCAGCGTAAGATACTAAGCAAGGTGATACAAAAACACTACGAAGCAATGGATCCTAAGAAAAAAGGCGGCATGCTATAAAAAAGCCGGAGTAACCTCCGGCTTTTTTATTTCTTACGTCTCTCAGGTGTATCCGTCATTGCAATTAGGTATTGAGACTGTCCATCTCTCAAATCTATTTGCCAGTGCTGGTTTGGAGAATTTGGATGTGGGGCTCTAACCAACATTATCTTGAAAACGCTTTCGGTAAGATCAAAATGCGGTACCACTAAGGCTCGGTTTGAATATGGAATTGAAATCTTGCTGGCATGGTTTTCTTCGTCATACGAAATTTGAACAAGGTTACGGGGTATCTGCAAATGCCTCTTTGTATCAAGCGTGTGCGTTTGTAGCATTTGCATGGGTGCCTTCATGGTCTCAGTCTTCATGGCTGCCAGCAGCGTGTCGGCTTGTCCTATCATGTATTTCAGTATTTCGTTGGCAATGGCTCTACGCACCGTCTGGTGCAATTTTGCTGGAGTTGCCGCGATTCCAATTATGCTGATCTGGGCAGGTAAAATCTTAACCGAACCGTCTGTATTGTATAGATGGCTATGCAGATGCTGCAGGTGCGCCGGCCACTGCTCAACGGGATAATCTAGAAATTTCTGTGGATCAACTGCATGTTCAGCACAAGATTCCCAAACCCGCTTTTCACGGTCTTTTATGGATATAAGATCTTGAGGATATGCACGAAGACGTGGAGTCAGTTTGTTGATCAAACTGTTGTAATACTCCAGTTCCTGCCGTACAAAGTACAGCAAATCGCCTTCGGTTTTCTTGTCCAGCTCAATGTCAAAATTCTTTTGATGCGGCGGCCGGCGTTTATACGCACCGTCTCGCAAATTGGCATGATGTGTGTTTCTTATTTGCATGTATATAGTGTATCTCAAAGAAAAATAAAAGTCAATGACCTCAACAAATCCTCCTAAATAGATGCTTAAAATGCAGGAGTAAACATGAGCACCAAGGGCAAAGCCAAAGGCAACACTGGAGAGCGTAAGATAGCCGATTACTTAACCGGTCTATATGGACAGAAATTTTTGCGTGTTCCAAACTCGGGAGCATTTCTTGGAGGTGCCAATAATTTTCGCAAGGCAGCCTTAGACGAAGGACAAATTGCAACATTTAAAGCCGACCTTATACCGCCGTCTAACATGCGTAAACTGGTGATTGAGAGCAAGTTTTACGGTGAATTTCCCTTCCACAATCTTTTCAAAAATGTTGATGTTCCCCTGCTTGACAAATGGATTGCACAGGCCAAGGTCAGTGCAGATCCGGGCGATTTTTGGGTAGTGGTGTTTCGTATCAATCGTAAAGGCAGTTTTGCGGTGTTTGACCATGATTTGTTGCCGTCGTTCAAAGTAGGTGATTATGTTCGTTATAAAACCAACATCATCACCGACTTTGAGGTATTTTTCGCGGATAACAAAGACATTATATTTGATATGGTTCAAACAGCAGGCACGTAATCCCAAGAGAAACTGGTAAACGAATTCTCTTTCAACACCGTTAGAACAGCTGATACACGATTTATCAGCTCTTCTCTATGGCTTATAACAAAAATGTTTTTGTTACGCTCGCGTTCCATTTTCTTCAATATACCAACCGCACCTTCCAACCCCTGCGGATCCATGCCGTTATCCAATAGCTCGTCCACAAACACCAGATTTATTGCGTGTGTTGTGTTTTCAAAAATATCACGGAATGCCCAGCTCAGCGCAAGTATCAATCTGGTAGATTCCCCACGAGATAAATTTCCAAAATCCAAGTCCTGACCAAGCAGGCTGATTTCCACTGAGAGATCGTTGATAAACTTGACCTTGTGTGGCAACCCAAGCTTGTCTAGGTATTCATTTAGGCGCACGTTTAGATATGCAAGGTTTTGATCTATTATGCGCTTGCGTATGAAGCTGTCCTTGTTTGTCAGCAGTTTTAACAGGAATTCTTGGTGGTCCCTGTTTTTTACCAACTTGTTCAGCTCGTCGTAGGTTACTTCTTGCATGGTATCAGCTAAGCTGTTGTTTTGATCTCGATATGGATTAACTGCTTGCAGTTCCTTTTCAAGCTCTTTTGTAAGTGATTCAAGCGTGTTACGATGATTTAATGCCTGTTCCAGATTCTTATAGATTGTAACGGGTTTTGTCATGTCCAGCAGCACAGCGTCTATTTCATCAAGTTGGGATCGATTTAAATCAACCTCTGCCTTCTCTGCATTTACCTGGGCGTCAAGCTCTATTATCTTGGATTCAAGCTCATCTCGTATCATGCTGTGCTGCTGATCATGTATCTCCTGTCCGCATGTAGGGCACTCATGATTTGCAGCACGTTCATAATTGCTCAATGATGTTTCTAAATGTCGAGATATCTGTTGGAGATGTTTGGTTTTCAATGCCACATCTCTGCTTATTTGTGCTTTTGATGCTGCAAGCTGATTATAAAGTTCCAAATCACGATGTGCCTGTACCTCAGCATCAATGTCCAATTTTTCAAGTTCTGCAATGGATTGTCCAAGCTCATTTACTGCAACGGATTGCTTTGTGTCCCACACGTCTGCCTTTCTGGAAATATCTTCCATGTGGGCGCGTATGCGTTCATTGCTCTGCTTTACGGTTCTAATTCGGAACTCTTCTTGCTCTATTGCGTTTTTAGTTGATTTGATCAGTTCTTTTAGATTGTCAGCTTTCTGGCTCAGCTGTGTTATGCCGAGCAATTCCTCGATTATCTCACGTTGCTTGGCCGCACCCATGTTAAGAAATGGTTCGGTGTATGTGTTCAGTGCAACGATATGCTTGAACAATCCGTGGCTCATTCCCAGGAGTTTGTCTATCTCTTTTTGTGTTTCTCGGTTCTCACCCTGTGCTTCATCAGTTGTTTCGTCAATGTTCTTATTATCAATCACGTAACGAAAAAAGTTTGGCTTGCGACCTCGCTCTATGCGATATTGATGCCCGTCCTTTTCAAATTCGATGGCAACCGACATGTTTTTTTGATTGATATGATTTACAAGATTGTTGATCTTGATATTGGCAAGACTTTGGCCATACAGACCATACGATATTGCCTGTAATATGGTGCTTTTACCAACGCCGTTTCTTGAACCATTTCCACCAAGATCAAGGTTTTCACCCAGTACCAAGGTTAGGCCGTTTTTATTAAGTTCTATTGTTTGTGTTACATTGCCGCAACTTAAAAAGTTACGCATAGTAACATTTTTAATTGTCAACATACGTTAGATCTCCTGGTAGATTCTTATTAGTTCGTTTTTATCCATTGATGTTGACTCGATGCTCTGTAGATGGCTTATCACGATTGTATCGACGCTTTCAAAATTAATATCAGCTTCATCAAGCATATCCGGATCATCTACCTTGGCAGTTATCATTTGTATTTCTCTGGCATTTAAATCCACCTCAAGCAGCTCACGTATGAAGTTTACATCTTCGTAGGTGGTATCAATGTCAACCGTGATTTTGGCAAATGTTTTGTCATCGATGAACTTGGTAGGGTTTGATATGACCTGGCTTAGTGTTAATGACCTATACTTTGGCGCGCCGGGCCAAGACTTGAACTCAGGATCTTGCCCAGGCTTCCAGAACATCATGCCTCGTTCGTCGTCCCAGGCATCCGAAAAGTTATGCGGAAATGCGTTGCCAATATACCAAATTTTGCCACTGTTTTGTCGTTTATGGAAATGTCCTGAAAATACCTGTTTTTGATGCACAAAATGGGTGGCATTGAGCAATCCGTGGTCTGGCATCTCAACCATGGCATTCATTTTAAATTTTGGTAATTCAAAATGACCAAACATGTATGGAGCCTTTAGTTTCGGTACACGTTTCCAGTCATCTGCAACCAACCATGGAACAAACGCAACATCACCAATCTCCTGCATGGTGTCTATTGTTATGATTTTTGGAAATTGCGTAATGTAAGGAAGGCTGTGTATCTCGTATTTGTCCCGATAAAACAAATCATGATTACCAAGAAGGAATATCGTGTGATCAAAGTAGTCATTGAGCAGTTTTAAACCGCTCACCGAATAGTTTAAAGTGGAAATATTGATGGATGATCTAACATGATGGAAATCGCCCGCAAAAATACATGTTTTGATGTTGCGCTCTTCAGCCTGCTCTATCATCCATTTAATAAATGCTTCACAAGAGTCGTTGTGGTCCCTGCTGTTATTACGCATCCCATAGTGCAAGTCGGTAAAAACAGCAACGTGCGAAAAGTCTGGATCTAGAGCCATAGGTTATCCTTGAAATTGCTATAGATGTAGTTTAGTGCATAGCATTCATCGGTAACAATATTGTTAGCCTACTATCCGCTGACAGTGTATTATTGGTTACTGGTCTTTCTTCTGTGCAAGTTCGTTGTCAACCATTCTTGTCCAGCTAGGAGACGCCCCATTCATTATAAGTATATCGTCACGGATGTTTTGATTTTTCTTTTCAACGTTGAGTATACGCATGAAGCTATTTGTAATCGTTTGCGTATAATATGCAAAAGGATTTGGACTGTCGCTACGGCTTTCGTCAAATTGCAATCCTACTTGGCTGAGCTGTAACAATGCCTGGCTTTTCATTTCGTCTATGTAGGTATAACCTCGCCAGTTGCCTCTATGCCCGTATCTATCAACCAATTTCATGAACATCAACGCAAGATTGTTGGTCATCTTGCCATGGTCCTTGGAAAAATGACCATTCTCCAATCCACCTTTCCAATGGCTTTTCAGCACACACATTAACTTGCCATCCTGCATGATGAAATGCTGGTAAGGTGGAAAATTGCAGCGAACATGCCGTTCAACCTCAGTTTTTGCTTTATCACCTTTTTCTAGATTAGGAGGAATATGATCAAAGGTCATGACACGGATCACAATGCTTTCTACTGGGATATCATCAATGGTCAGCTTGCTTTTAAAATCCTTCAATCCTTTATTACTGATTTCTTTTTTCTCAATGGCTTGCAATTCGGCAAGTTTCTTTTTTCTGGCCTCATCTATGCGTTTTGCAGTGACCAATGATATGTTTGATACGATGAAATCATAACGCATGTGTGCAGGATCTACATATGAACAATATGTTGATTTACTAAGATGTATTTCTTCAAGCAGATCTTTATTTGTAAGATATTTTATTTTATTTGGAGGCGAGATGGCCATGCTGATCCTTTATGGAGAAATAATATTTTGTTAGTTTAACATTCTTTTTGGTAAAACGTCAAAAAGGACAAAGCGCGGAATACCTGGGTAATTGCCGCCATAAATATTTAGTACTACACAATCGAAAGCACATGTAATAATGAGCGGCTCAACCTCAACCACGACGATCATAAGCGGACTTACAGCAGCACAACAAGCCCAACTTGCAGCACAAGGGATTGGTCCTATACCTCCCGGTGGTACACCGACCGCACCACCAGCCGGGGGAACACCTGTGTTAGGTAATGCTGCATCAGCTACCACGGCTATTGCTCCTGGAGGCTCAAACACCCAAGGTGGCAATCTAAACGGAGCGACTCCGGTTGCAAATGCACTAGGATGGTCGTACAACGGCACATC